AAATAACCAACAGGCTTAGACCTACTCTTCTTGTTAGCGAACTCAGTAGTAATAGGTAGCCACTTGTCTTCCCACTTAGGCATTGGGAGTTTAGTAAGGTTAAACCCCCAGATACCCTGCGGTGTGGAGTTTATGTACCAAGGAGTGAGAGACCTGATACCTGCCGCCATTATGAGAGAGGAGTATTTATGTTCCTCTATTAACAGATCGTCATAGTGTGTCTTCCTAGATTTTAATTCTATAAACATCTTATGTTCCATACTTACACAATCAAAAGAATCAAACTCATCTTCACTCTTTGATAGGTCAGAGAAGTGGAACTCTTTAAGGTAATCAAACAGTTCAGGTTCTCTTAATACATCTACGCCCAAGGTGTCTCTCCGCCCAATAGATCTTGCAATCTTCTTAGAGCTGAGGTACATCTGCGATCAGCAGTAGAGGTAGCACACTCTAAGTATTGTGCGATCTCTTGCAAGGTAACATTGTCGTAGTAGCGCATACGCAGTAGCACCTTGTCATCTTCATTTAACTTTAAGTATGATCTCTTTACATCTATTAAGATAGCAAGAAGGTTTCCACCCTCTGCCGGTGTTGACTGCTTACGAGGTTGTCCATCGTTGATTAACTCTTGTGCTTGTTCTAATACTGTACCTTCAATTACTGAGGCTAAGATATGTGGCATTAACTGAGCGATAGTTGCAGTATCGTAGAAGGCTTCATCAGTAGTTTGATAGCCAGCCTTACGAGCCTTCTCTCTACGAGCATACTTCTCTGCAATCCTACGCATCTGAAATGCAAGTCTGCTTACATTATGTTCGCGCTTTTGTTTGTTCTCTTCATTAAGTTGATCTAAGTATTGACTCTGCCTACCCAGCACCCAAAGATAAAGCTCTTGCTTAAGATCATCTCGCTCTACCCAACCCTTAACCTTACGGGTAATAGAGTTAGCAACTGCTGGTACTAGATCGGCTAGTATCGGGTGTAATTCTTTAGTCATCTACTTGTCTACGCTTCTTATCTACTAGGTGTGCTGAATTACTCGGTTATTACTATCTCTTTCAGGTACTGAGGGAAATGAAATGTTGCATTGAAATGAATATTAAAGTCATACTCCATTGTGTCTGCTCTTGTTAAACCAAAGATAGGTTCAAAGGATCTTAATTTATTTGCTGGAATAATTAATAGTGCATCTGTATATCTAACTACTATACGATTAAAGGCATCAGGATTATCATCTAATGGTTCAGTCATCCACATACGCTGTAGCTTTTGAAATGGAAACTTAACCTCAGAATCTGCTGGTCTATTCATCCACTTAACTTCTAAGCCACCAATATAATTTGCATAGCCATTAGGTTTATTCTTATTCACCAAGTAATCTACAAAGTAATAACGAGGTGTTGGATAGAACTCCCAGTTATATTCTTTAGATAGATAGTCAGCGACCTTTTGTTCTCGCTTACCATCTTGCCATACTTGACGAATAGGCTCGGTCATTGTGGCCAAGTACCTTCCAAAACCATAATTGCAATAGCAGAATAGTTAAGTAGATCTACAAAACTATCCTTCAAAGATTCATTAGTAGGCTCAGCACCAGTATCTATTAAGTGATTGATACGAGCAGTCTTGTCGTGCATACGCACTCTTAATCCATTAAGCGCACCACCAGGTGCGTTAGAGATATTAGTTGGACCATAATCTTTATGCTTATCTAGAAGTAGATTACCTGCACCATCTAATACCTTCCACATACTGGCAATAAACTCTTTGTCTATTCCTTGATTAGAGGTGGCGATACTATGATCGTTCCGTTTTCGTAATCTATCTTGACTATCAAGATCCCATATGTCGTTAACCATACGGCCAATTCCGTCAGGTCCGAGTTCCTCATACATTAACTGCCCCCAATATCCGTTTTGTCTCTTCTGTACCTTTTGCTAAATATACATCATTTAGATCCATACCAGGTGGCAACACACAGATCGTTGCGTTGATAACTTCTGATGCTACCCTCCTAGAAAACTCAGCTCCTGGATTAGAACCATCTTCCTTTATATCATTATCACCTATAACTAATACCTGTCCATACCCATTCATCATCTTTGCAAAGTGTGGCTTCCAAGCAGCAACACCAGGAACTCCAACTGCAGGTATGCCTAAGGCACCAGTACAAACGATTGCATCTAACTCACCCTCACATACAGCGATAGTGTCCTTAGATTCTAGTAATGCACACACATTAAATAGATGTGTCTTCTGACCAACAGCCATACCATACTTAGGTTTACCCTCATCTAATCTTCTAAACTTAAAGCCAACACAAAGACCAAGAGCAGTAAAGTAGGGAATAGATAGCCAACCCTCATAGCCTTGATGCTCAGGTAGTGGATCAACCACTGTACCTAAAACAAAAGACTCAGCTATCTCTTTAGATATACCACGTTCTTTTAGAAACGTTGCGGTTTCTACGTTTAGACCCTGCTGGTAGCGAGTGGCCGCTTGTAGATATGATTTCAATTGCTCTTGCGAGAGCATCTTTAAACCCCAAACTTTCTTTTTCCATTACAACATTGACAGTGTTTCCACCCTTACCGCAGGTATGACAAAAGTATAGGTTCTCCACTGTGTTAATCACTGCTGACTTACGAGAGTCATCGTGCATAACACACCTAACTGAACAAGCCCTGCCCTCTCTTACTTCCCCACCATAGAACTGAACTACTACTCCAATGGGAATTGCGTTCGCATCGGTTCTGCCATTTGCTTTGCCAGACTTCCTACTTCTGGACCAGTCTTGTGCTGGCATCCGCAGTCTCCTTTGCATTTACAGTGGTGCTTATAGGCTAACTTAAAGTGGCGTTTAACATTCTCTTCGCCACCCTTCTTGCAGTGTTCGCAGATCATTCTTTAACTATTTCCTTTTCCTCATCTGGTACTGGCTCAGGTGATTTCTCTAAGCCTTGCATAATTTTAGTAGTAGTTATCTTTCCACTAGGTACTGGCATTATTGTTTCTCCTCCAACCATTGCTCTAGATCTTGGATTACCCAAGCCTGTTCTATTCCTGCATTACGTCTCTTTGCTATTACATAAGATAAAGGTGCTGGTCTAATACCTCTAGCACCAGCATAGTTCTGAGCTTCAGCAATAGCCTCTCTCCAAAACTGAGGTAGATCTAATGACTTAGTATTCTTTAACTCTAAGATATAGGTTTGTCCAGCAATAATAACTACTAGATCACCCTCATCCTTTTGTCCTGATAAGCGCAAGCGTTCAGCATTAACACCCTTAGATCTAAACCACTTCATAACATCTAGTTCAAAGGATGCACCCTTGCGTTTATTCTTTGCGCTCATCTACCTTTACCTTGTTTACTCTGTATGTTTGCTCGCCATCTTCTTCAGATACTTCAATAATTCCTGCCTGTATAAGTACAGAAGTAAAAGCAGCAAAATCACTTTCCAACTTAGCAATCTTCTTTTTGACATATTGAATCTCCGTATTAGCCATTAACCAACCTTGTCTCTCATACTTTCAAACCTTGCATCTCTACCAAGCATACGACCATACTCATCAGCATCACTGATCTGACAAGAGCCATAGTTTGTAAACAAAGATATGTAATCCTTACCATCTGCACTGTGCTTACCAAACCTATTCTTAACTGCAGCAACTCTAAGCAACTGTCCAATAGGTTCATAACCTAAAGTCAAGATCATTGCTGGTAGTTGAGATACCTTGCCGTGAATAGATCTACGATGAGGTGGTTCAGTAGTGGAACCATACTCAGACTGTTCGCTGACGTGATGAAGAACCATCACACAGGCCTCAGTCTTACGAGCCATATCGTGCAACTCCACCATTATCTGACGAAGCCCAGCCCATTCATTATCTGATTCTGCTGCCACATTCATTAAGTTATCTATAATAATTAACTCTGGTGGGATACCATAAAGTTCAATATAAGCCTTGATCTCCATCTCTATATCATCTAAAGATGGTGATGAATCAAAGACCCATTGAATGTTCTTTACTTGATCAAACTTATCATCATAGTATTTACTATTCTTAGTTAAGTTTTCTTCCACCAGAGTTTGATTATGACCTGAAATGTGTGCTGCAGTTCGCAACATCACAGTAGCTATATCAGTGTCGGCTGAAAAGAAAAGCGTTGGTATATCTGCCTTGATTGCATAGACCAAAGCAAACATAGATTTACCAGCGTTTGGTGCAGCAGCAACCATACAAACCTGCCCTCTTCTAAACCTAATCTGCTTGGACTTTAGATCATTCCAAACATCAGGTAGAGGAGTAGCCTTTGTAGTTGTGCTATTCCAAGCCCTATGTAAATTAAGCAACGTCTGCCTCTCTCAAGGATATACCTCGTTGTCTGCGGATCCTCTTGCGTTCTATCGCACTAAGACCGCCCCATATTCCAAACCGTTCATTCTTGATGCCCCACTCTGCACACTCTTGCAAGTGGGGACATCTCTTACACATTGATTTTAGTTGTGCTACTAATACTCTGTCTTCCCCAAGTTCGGGAAAGAATAATTCAGTGGAGATTTCTTGACAGAGTGGGTCCTCATAAGAAGCAGGCCCCCGCATTAGTTATCTAATCCAGACTGTATCGCACTTGTCTGTTGCACCTTTAGGTGCAGCGCACATCCATCCCTTCCAAGGACCCTTAGTTCCTTGTCCAGATCTAAAGCTCATTGACCCGTGCTTACAATCGGGTGCATCACCAGTTGGTGCAGAGATTGTTGTTGCGCCTAATGCCTTCTTAGCATAGGCAACTGCGCCACCTGTTGGTTGTGCAGTAGCACCAAGTGTGGTGCCAGTAGAAGTAATTAGTGTTGATAGATCAGAGATTGATGTTAGAGATGCCTCTAACTCTGTCTGACTTGTTGCATATAGATTAACTAATGTTCCATCAGCCAACTTATAGTTGATCTGAAACTTAGTTGATTCAGGTGCAGCCATTTATTTTCCTCCAGTTTTTATATTTAATCTAGCGAAAGGTTGTCCCTCCACCTTTGGTACAAAGCCTAGTAGTTTTTCTACTTCGGCTGTGTTAACTGTAGACCTACCATTAACAGTTGTCCAGGTAATCTGTACACCACTAGCAGTCTCTCCAGTTATACCGTCAAACGCAGTTCGTAATGACTCTCGTTTTTCGGTCAACTCTTTTATCTGTTGATCAAGTTGCAAGTACATCAAGGCTGAATGATCAACGCTACTGTCTTCTATAACAGGTAGTTCATCCTTGATACGTTCTTTTTTTAAGCCAGAACATCCGATCTCTCCTGTTGCATCAAAGTACTTGCAATAAGATTTGCAGTAGTTTTGATCTCTCTCAGGATCTGGTGCTACCTCTGACTCTTTAACTGCAGCTAACCAGTTAAGAGCCTCTTCAGCAATCGTAGGGTCATACGCTTCAGAGTGGACAACTACATCTCTCTCATCGCCATCTCTGGCTATGGCTACCAGATTGACAGTTCTAGGCTTCCCCTTCCCAGACTTGTCTAACAGGTAGCCATAGACTTGAACCTGCCAACGTTGTTGACTAGATGGAAAGTAAGAAAGGTTTTGTTTCTTAACAGTCTTCCAATCAATAACATCGCCAGTCTCTGGAATGAATAGATCTATATGCGCTTTCATCCCAGAATACTCAACTGCAGTTTCAACCCAATACTTCTCACCCTTTGGATCTATACTGCGTATTGCTTCTTCAATAGTAGCGTGGATAGCAGTACCCATAATCGCTGCTAACTTTAATTCGTTCTCATTAGTTTCAGGTTGATCGTTAAGACGATACCAAACTTTTCTACGGCAACCACCTAACTCTGATGGACC